CCGTAGATAGCGTAGCGCTTAGCAATATCATTGCCAGGACCTTCAATATACTTTACAAGTTTTTGAATAACTACTTCTTGCTTCTTGCCAACATTCCAAAGAACAATATTTCCAAATTGACCATTACGCTTACCAACGGTGTTGTTTAATTCTAGTAGCCAATGGAATACAAACTTATCGTTATTGCTTGCAATTGTTCCAATTTGATTACTAAATCCTAAACCCTTTAAAGATTCTTGGTTTTGAATATTCAATCTTACTGAAGGACCAAATTGCTGAAGAGAGTTTGAAATTGTATCGGCATCATTCATTGGACGTTCCGCTCTAATAACTGAGCCATTTATGTCATCCATAATTGACTTGCCATTAAACTCAGCAAAATCTCCAGCCCAGTTAGCAACTTCTTTTCCAGTTTTAGTTTGCAAAAACCCTGGTCTAAACTTACTTCTAATCATTGCGTTGGCAATGGATGTTCCCAAAAGTTGTGGGTCTTCAGCCATAGCAATTTTTTCCGCTTTAGTGTAATGCTTGTCTAGAACTTTATATAAATTATCGTAAATAAATCCAAGATTTCTGTCTGTCTTTTCATTGCCAAGAAAGGTTATTTTTGTACCCTCTAGTTCGGCAGCGCGAAGTTTGCGAGAGCCAAGGCGACCCTTCATATACCAACCAAAACCCTCTACGCCACCGATAACGCCATACATTCCAACTTCTTCAACGGTAGAACGCAAGCCCAGTCTAGGGTAGAGGTTAAGGAAAGACCAACCATCTGCAATATTTTTGCTTAAATGGTTATTAGTTGCACGACCAAAAAGGTTAGTAAGGACACCAGCACGCTGTGCGGTCTCTCTCCATTTTGCAAAATCTGGAAGTGAGCGAGCATCGCTAAGTTGGTATTGACGAATTGCTCTTGGAGTTCCATCTAGGGTCTGTCCAGCATTAAATTCTTCTGTTAAGAAAGAGTCAATCTCATCAATATCATCTAGTATTGTTGCTTCATCAGCAATGTCATCTGCCGTTCTTCCAACATTACTCTCGCCAATAACTTCTTTTAACTGCTTTTTGGTCTTAAGTTCACGACCAAGTTTTACGCCAGTCATTTTAATTTCATCATTAATTAATGCAACGCGAGCAGTATCACCAAGGGCTGCGGCTTCAGCCTTATCAGCCTTAAGAGCCTTTATTGTTTGTATGTACTCTGAAACTTTAGCGTTAATAGTGACAAGCAACTTTTGCACTTTTCCTTCTCCAGTTGTTTTGGAGATGGCATCTAAAACTTCTTTGCGTACACCTGCTGGAGTGGTCACCCCAGGAGTCTTACGTGCCAACTTAAGGACATCGGCAAGGTCGCCTAAGTCAAGTGCAACTTGGCTAACAGAATAAAGTTCCTTAGACATATCATCAAGTGTGCTGAGAATTAAGCGACCTTCATTTGATAGGTCTAGTCCCATACCGATACCAATTGTTTTTAATAAACCTTTGTAGGCAAGTAGGCGTGTGCCTTCGTCTGCAGCAAGCCAAGCGGCGCGGAAGTTACTAGCATCAGTTTTGCTAAGAACTGTTCTTGCTAGTCGGTATACTTGTGTTGCGCTAGAGCCGTCTGCAATGCTAATTATTCTTTGAGCAACTGGTGCAATTTCAAACTGACGAACAACTCTGTCAATTCTTGCGTACATTGATTTATCTTTTGGTGTAAAAAGAACTCCATTTTTTTCAAGACCAATTTTACCAGCCCAGACATCTGGGGAATCTGAAAATTGTGCAATAAAATCTTTTTCAGAAGCGGAAGGCTTAAGGGTTGTTAGTCTATCTGTTCCCAGTGTTCTACTAACCGCATCTTTAACGTCATTAGATATTGTGCGAGCAAAAGTCATTCTTGGAATAAGGGTAGAACGTCCCGCTATCCCTGACTCGCCAGACATAATGCGAACAAAACGCTCACCGCTTCCAAAGAAATCAAGTGCGTCATCAGCATTACGTACATCAGCCTTGGCTAAATCTTCAACAACATTTATATTGATTTCTCTAAAACGATTTTGCAGTCTAGTAAGCGCTTGAGCCTTTTCATTTAGATTACCATTTCGGTAACGCTCAATTAACTTTCCAGCATCGTTCCAATAAGCCTGTACTTTAGGACGAGAAAAGGCTTTTTCAATCGTAATGCTGCCTTCGCCAACTTTGAAGAAACCGTATTTTGCTACTTGTAGAGAGCGGGATACTTTACCAGCAAGAATAAGTGGGTCAGCGCCGAATGTTACTAGAGCATCTGTAGGCATAGATAGAGCGGTAAATACTGCTCGCCACTTACTGTCACCAAGTACAGCCTTTTCCCATTCGTGCGGCAATACAGAAATAATTGCACGTGCCTGGTCTCTACCAGCGCTAATCTTAGCCTTTTCAAATCTTGCAACTGCGTAGGCTACTTCTTTTCCAGCAGCCTCTTCTCCGCTAATGTAGCGGTCAATAAGGTCAAGAACTCCTGGGTTATCTTGAAATTGTTCAAAATTTTCAACAAGGTCTTCTTTAGATGCTAGTAAGCGACCAAGATAAGAAGCCGCTGGAGTCAATTCAGAGTTAAACTTTAAAACAGCATTTTCATCAAATACGGATGTTGGCGCAGATGCCTTTTCCCAGTACTTCATAAAATTTGTTGAGTTATCTTCTGGTACAGCATCCCCAGCGCGTGGGTTAAATAATTCTTTAGCACCAACTCCAGCAAATTTTAAAAGAGAAAGCGGTCCACTTTCGCCTTCGGCTTCCGCCAATCGTGCGGCTTGATATGGTTGTTTAACTAATTTATTTTGAGCACGCACTAAAGCGCTTGCAGTAGTATCAAGTTTAGATGATAAACCTAATCCTTCATTTAAACTACTACCAATCTCACCAGCAACCGCTGTAATTGGTGCTGTACCAACTTTTAAAATTGCCTCTGGAAGAGAGCCGCTAGTTTCTTTTTTAAGATTTATGCTAGTTCCAGGAACTCCAGTTGGAATGAAACCGCTAAAACTTTTTAAGTAATCTTTTGCTACATCTGCACCATAGTAAACTGATGACTTAATTCCTTGCACAATATTGCCAAAGAAACCTTTGTCCTCTTGAGTATACTTTGGAGAAAACATAGTAGCCAATGCGTCCCGAAGTTGTGGGTCCATTGTTTGGTACTTTTTATAAGCATTGTTTTGAGGCAAGGCGGTAAGTTCTTTATGAATTTTTGTTAATTCAACAACCGCAGCAATCTTGCTTATTTCTTTTTTATCTATATTTTTAGATGCAACAGCGGTTGCAATTCCTGGGGAAGTTTCTGCAATTTTTAATAAATCATTTTTCTTATCAGCCATTAAAGACCTCGTGATGCAACAAAATTATAAAGTTCTTGTATATCTCCAGTTGGGTCAACGTCCATCATAGATGCAAGGACTTCAGATAATAAACGTTCACGGGGAAGGTTAAGTGCTTCGCTTCCTGGTCCTGCGCCAAAGTCCATACCTGCTGTAATTGGTTCATTAGGACGCTCTGTTGGAGCAAATAAAGGTGTTGCTGCTGGCATAGAAGGCATAGCAGGTGCGCCTGCCATAGGTGCTGACTGTTGCTGAGACATTGTTGCTTGTCCTTCGCCGTATGCCATACCAGAGATGTAGCGTGCTGGCTGTGTGCCAGACTGACCTGCTCCGCCTGTACCTGAAACGTTAGCAGGATTATTCTGTGGTGCAGTTGGGCGCATACCGCCTCTGTTCTCAGCCATAGTTTCCTCCTACTTAAAGTGTTTAATTTGAGTTTTTGAATAATACGGACCAGCGGTAAACGCTGTAATCTTTGCTGCAATTTCCATTGCTTGGTGTGCATCTGCTCCTGCGTGAAGCGCGCCTAGTGCATATGCTCCGCCAGAACCTACTGCATACATTCCATCGGCACTCATACTTACGCAGAGTTCCTGGTCAACATCAAATATCTCACCGCATACTGCGATAAGAAATTGAAATCGTCCGTCAGATTTTGATTCATCAAAGTTATAACCATTGTCAGTTAAGCATTTACGAAGCGAAGGCATAGCCCTTGAAATCATAAAGTGATAAAGGTCTTGACGGTCTTTCTTTGTAGGAGTTGGTGGCTCCCAAATATGTTGTGCTACATCGCAGGGAAGAACTTCACCTGAACCCGCAACTAAATATGCACCGCGTTCTGCAATCTTCTTGACATTTGGGTGGTTATAAATCTTGCCACTGTCGTCAGTTGTTTGGCTATCTGCAACCAAGAAACAACTGTCTTCGTATTCAATTCCTATAATTGTTGTCATTGTCCCCAGCCTTCACTAACCTCTAGTTACGACTCTTCCTCCAGCCTTACCAGATGAGGTAAGACTTGAAAGAATTGTTTGAATATCTGGCTGTGCTTGCGGAGCCATCTCTGGCGCAAGAGCGCCTCCTGCTGGAGATGCAGTGGGAGCAGGGGACGTTTGCTCAACCATAGGTTGCTCCCCAGCAGGAGGAACTGGTTGCTGCGGAGCGAACGTGGCTTCAATAGCGTCTTCTAGGGCTTGACCCTTTTGACGTGCCTTGATAACCGCAGCAATATTTCTTACTATCTCCGATGGGTCTTGTCCCTGTGTAGCCATCTGTGGAATTGCTTGAGTCATTGCGGTAAGCGAACCAAGTAGTGCGGCTCGCATATCTTCAATTTCAATCTTCTCAAGTTCCTGTGTTACGTTAACTGTAAATGGAAGTTCTCTCATCGCCATATCGCGTGAGATTAACTTGCCACCCAAAGCCTGTAGCATAAAGATAAGACCCTGTGCTGGGTTTAGTCCTGCAAGCATTCCGTATCGGACATCTGCTGAGTAGTCACTCTTGATGTCTTTAGTTGGCTTGTAAGTAATTTCGTAAGGTGAACCAGAGTCAACGCCACGAATGGTCTTCTCTTCTGGATAAATTAATTCGTCTACTTCAAAGCATATGCTAATAACATCACGAAGTGCTGCAGCAAAGATTGCTTGAGCAGATTTAACTTGGGTGTCAAATGCACCCATAAGAGCCTGTACGCCTTGTCCTGTGACGATAGAGGCATCAATGTTTCCAGTGCGTCCTTCTGGATAACGTGAACCAACTCGTAGTTCTTGATTAAGGAGTTGCTGCTCCGTAAACGCACCTGCTGGCACATTTAATTCTACGCGGCGAACGCCCGCTGGGTTTGATGTACGGATAACCGCATCTCCACCCAGTTGTAGTTCTTGAACATCCTGGGGAAGTACAATAGGAGCCTGAACAGACTTCTCTGCTGCTTCCATTGCAAGCAACGCAAAGCGATTGCGAAGCAACTGGATACCAAGTACATCATCAAATTGTCCACGTAGTTCACCATCAATAGATGGCTTACGTGCAACAACAACCATCATCTTGCCAAGAGGATTCTTGGCGATAGATAATACTAAGTTGCCCTTTGATGGCAGATATATTACCGACTGGTCTTTGTCATAGTAACGAATCATCTCAACCTGAGTATTTAAGTCTTGCTTGTAGCCAAAGCCACCAAGTAGTTCTCTCTCATAATCAGGAAACTGGGAGACAAGTTCGCCTAATGTCATCGTATATCTTTTAGCAAATGCCACACAACGTCCATAGCGGTCAAACTCTGGGTAAGCCCCAATAGGATTTTCTATGCGAATACGTGGCAGTTTTGCTTCTTCGTCTAATTCAATAATGAAAGGGACGAAACCGTAGGTGATGTACCAGTCAGCACCTGAGTACATCTGTACTGCTAAGTCTGAATGCTGGAAATAGTTAGAGGCAATACGAGTACGCTTGTCAGCGAATGTACGTGCTCTATCAGAAACTTGGTTGGCTGCTGAGCAGTTTACTGCTGGTAGCGGAGCCATTACTTCAGAAAGGTCGCGGGCTACGATGTCAATAAAGTTTGCGACTACGTTTGCGTCTACACCATTGGGGAAGAAATCAGGGTAGACCTCTGCAATTTTTCCTTTACGAACAGCAAGCACGTCAAGATTGCGAGCATCACGTTCGTGATTGCGATGCTTGAGAGAGTCAACTCTCGCCGCAATCTGTTCCATTGATAATGCCATTTGCATCCTATCCGTATTGCTCTGCCCATTGGTCGGCAAAGGCGTTGTCTAAATTGATAGAGCCACGAGATGCCATCTGCGCTCTCGTTGCCCAACGGTTTGATTGGTACTGACCCACTCTGGTTGACTGTTGCATTAACTCTCGGACGCGGATTACCGCAAACCAAAGAGCCATAACGCAGTCGGTAGGGTTTCTAGTATCTGGCTTCCAAGTAATTAACTCTTGTACCAGGGTCTTCATTCCTTCTGAACCTTCGTTAGAAGGTAGTTCAATAATGTTGTTATCTTGGAAGCGTCCATCTCGGACTGAACCGAAGAGGCTTGCCATAGATGCAACACCGAAAGATGTGTCCCACTTATTCTTACCAGTGAAGTGTGAGTTCAACTGGCAGCCATATGAGGCTAGAAAGTTTCTTAAGTTATCATCTAGGGCGTAAGCCTTCTGATGAGCGTTGATTTCAATACGCAATTCTTGTGGGCGATACTTGTCCACCCAATCCTCAATAAGACTTTGAATCTTAGCGGGGGTAGGCTCTGTCATATTTATGCAGTCTAGAACGTATATTCTTCCGTCTGTTCTATTGTACGAAACAACCACAGCGCCAGTAGCACCTGCCATAGCAGGGTCAAGACCAATAACAGTGTAGAGATTCTCAGTATTTTTCGGATGTCCTACAACCCCTTGCTTGAGCGGTCCACGCTTACGCATTCCATTGACGGAACCTGCAACGCAGGTAGGTGAGAAGATTGAATCTTCCTGGACATCTTCTTGCTGGTAGACCAAAGCCCATACTGATGGAGAGACCTGAGAGCGGCGCTTAAAGAGAGAAGGTCCGTCCCACTTGGGAAAATTTCCATTTGGTAGCGCATCGTCCTTTGCATTCTCTTGTTGGTCGGACTCTGCCCAAAGAGTCTTCCAGTTAAGTGGGTTCTCATCAAATTCTAAAACTGCTGGCATAGCGCAGTAGGTGAAAGGGGAAACCCCTCCAGACCATTGCCCAGGGTCACGAATCATTTTATAAAGGTCAATGGGCGCGACACGGGTTCCTACGATAATTAGTTTTCCGTGCCGCCCCAGACGTGTGATAACTTCCTTCTGAAGCCATTCAAGTTGCTTCTCCCACTCGTGGGCATTTGAGTTCATCACAACATCGTCTAGGATAATTAAGTCGGCTCTTGCGCCGTAAATCTGGGAGCCAAAGCCGAGGGCTTGAACCGTAGGGTCCTTCTCGCCTGAGTCTCTACCAGTACCTAGATAAATCATATCGGCAGACCATTGGGTAGCATCTGCCTTGTACCCGCCGTTAGGACCAAAGCCAACTTGGAGTTTGGTATAGGCTGGGTGGGAAAGTCGGGTCTTGATTGCCCCTAGGAACTTACGAGCCATACCTTGCGTCTTAGAGACGATGATGACTCGCATATTGGGGTTGGTCACGATTTTGTATGTGACAAAGTTTGTGGTAATCGTAGTGGACTTGGCGTGCTCAGGTGGCACGTTAATCAACACTCGGTCAGGTTCACCTGGCTCATAGGTCATACCCGCTGGCTGCCACCTAGGTTCAACACCCTCTATCAAGTCCAGCCAGTTCAACTGGTGGGGGAAGAGTTTGGAATCTAGGAACTGCTCACAGAAGTCAGGGTAGGAAATCTCTTTAATGTCTTTGAGGTCAGCCTTGATGCCCTTACCTACTAGGCGGGCTTTTTCGGAGCGTTCCTTAAACTCAGGGGATTGCATCACCCATTGTCTGAAGGTGGTGTCATTACGGTTGACGGTAGCCATAGCCCCAGTAATGGTGTTACCTTGCTCCAGTTGGAGTAGTACTCGCTCCTGGGCTTCAATCTTTGATATGTCTAATTTGCCTGCTTTGCGTCCCATAACATCCCATCCAGTCGCCCTCTGGAGAGGGTAAATATAACACTATAAACGCCCATTAAAAAACGGCATAAGGGTGGCAATTGATATATATAAATAACTATATATTATATAAGCGAGCGAGCCGAAGAGCGATGCTCGCTCTATATATATAATTATATATTACATATATAGATAACCTGTAGTTTTAGGTAAAACCGAACACTAGGTTCGGATATATTTTTAAAATAGTTGCCCTCTGGGGCATAAGTCCTGCTCAGAGTATATAGGGGGCTA